AATTTAGGTAACTTTTACTTTGTGGCAATGCCCCAAAACAGGTTCCGACCGCAATTTTTTTGTGCGAGTTCACTATAAAATGTTGAGATGAACAAACTTACAAAAAGTCAAGAAAGAAAAATCCAATGAACGAAAAATATCCTCGCCTCATCACCAAAAAAATCAGCGAGCTATCGCCAGCCAAATACAATCCAAGAAAAATTTCTTCCGATGCGTTGGGAAGGCTAACGAAAAGCTTGAGCGAGCTTGGAAATCTTCAGCCGATAACATGGAACGCAAAGACCGGGAACATTGTTGGAGGCCATCAAAGATTAAAGTGCTATTCAGCACTTCAAAAAGAGGAGGTGGATGTTTGGGCGGTTTGGTTGGATGAGGCACAGGAAAAAGCGGCCAACATTGCGCTCAATAAATTAAGTGGCGAGTTCGACCTACCAGCGTTGAAAGACATCCTTGAAGAAATTGATACAGGCGAAATTGACTTGGATGTGACTGGGTTTGCAATGGAGGAGATTGCTGAATTGATGGAGCAGACAAAACCAGATGAAAAAGAGACTGCGGAGGGCGGGGAAAAGTGCGAGGCTTGTGGCCGACCCCTTTGATGAATGATAAAACAAACAGAGCTAGTCGGCAAATGGGGGCTTTCCAAGGCCATGATATCGGAGCTTGTGAAAAGGGGAATGCCTCTCACCTCCGAGGCCGATGCCTTGAAATGGAGGATGCAAAACCAGAAAGCAAGTTTGCGATCCGCCCCGCCCCTAAAAAAAGACGGCTCCGAATCTCAAGATTTATCTGACGATGATTACAAAGCCATCACGACCCNNAAAGGATGGAGATTGTTGCCTTCAATCAAATGGTCAAAGCCGGAAGGCAAGAAAACCCTATCCAGACAAGAGCCGCTATCCATGCATATGAGCGAGCGCAAAAAGCAGTCAGACAAGCGGAGCTAGACCACCATGCGGAACAGGCTCACCTTCGACAAACACTTTCGATTAACGAAGTTCAAGAAACTTACACGAAATACCTTGGGGGCATTCGTGCACTACTGGATGCAATGCCATCATCAATCTGTTCGAGGGCAAATCCAAGCGACCCAGAGTGTGCCAAGCAAGCTATCGAGGATGGCGTGAATCAAATCTTCTTGGCAATTCAAAAGGCAGAAGGGGCTTTCAAATGAACGATCCCCTTGTGATTTTCCTTGGCTTCTTTGGGTTGTGTTGTGTTATTCTTTCCTTAACCGATGAAATCCTTAGATAAAATAGTCGAGTATATCTGGGAGAAGTTGCGCTGGCTCTGGACTCCCCTTTTTATATGGCACATGGCGGCGACCATCTTTGGGTGGAGCAAGTTTGATGCTTGGGATGCCCTATATTGCTTGGCCTATGTTTTCTATATTAGGGAGGAGCAGAGATGAAACGCTCCCCCCTTAAACGCAAAACACCCCTCAAAAGAACTGGTCGAAAATTACGGCCAGTTTCAAAGAAGCGAGCCAAGCAAAACAAGCTCTATTCAGAGCTAAGNNGCGTGTGAGGTATGCGGAAAGGGGGCAACCCAGATTCACCATAAAAGGGGAAGAATCCATGACCGCCTAAACGACACAGCCTTTTTCATGGCAGTATGCTTCGAGTGCCATCATTGGATTCATCACAATCCTCAGATTGCCTATGCAAAAGATTATCTTGTGAAACAATGAATGAAAACAGAAGCCTTCATTCAAGAGCTATTTCTTCCAAGGAAAAAACTTTCCATTCCCGAATGGTGCGAGGAAAACTTAACCCTTTCGGCTAGGGTAACAAACATCCCCGGCCCATATTCAACTGCGCTCACGCCCTATGTTCGGGAACCGCTGGAAGCCTTTGGGAATGATTCGATTCGCAGGGTGACGCTGGTTTGGGGAGCGCAAACCTCCAAGACAACTACGATCCTTGCGGGGTTGGCGTATAAAATAGCTGAAGCTCCTTGCCCCGCCTTGTGGGTTATGCCGAGCGAAATGCTGGCGAGGTCGTTTTCGGAAACACGATGGCTTCCCCTAGTGGATGACTGCCCGGCCTTGGCAAAAGAGAAGCCAGTTGATACGGATAAAATTAAGATTTTGGAACAGCATTTTCGCCGATCTTCTTTGTGGTTCACCGGGTCGAACTCACCTAGCAGTCTCGCATCTCGCAGTATTTCGCTTCTCTGCTTGGATGAGGTGGACAAATTTTCCGATGGCTCCTCATCTAAGGAGGCCGGAGCGTTGCAGTTGGCAGAGGCTAGAGTTGCGACCTATCCGAATCATTTGATAATATCAACCTCCACCCCGACCACCGCAGACTCAATTATCTGGGCGGAATGGCTCAAGGGGGATATGCGGTTTTATTTCGTTCCTTGCCCCCATTGTGGGCATAAGCAGAAACTTATTTGGGAACAAGTGAAATGGGACAAGGCCGCAAAGTTAAGCGATACGGAATATGACTTTGGGCTGGTAAAATCCTCGGCTTACTACGAATGCCCAGAATGCAAGGGACAGATTCGGGACGGCCAGAAAACCAAAATGCTTCGGGATGGGGAATGGGTAGTTACGAACCCAAAGGGAGAACCGAATCGGAGGAGCTATCACCTTAATGGCCTATATGCTCCTTGGGTGACTTTCGGAAGCCTAGCGGTGAAATGGCTGCAAGATAAAAATGGAATCTTGGGCTTGCAGGATTTTGTAAATCGAATCCTAGCGGAACCCTGGTTGGAGCATGAAACAGAGCGAATCGACATAAAGCCGGGAGCCTACAAGATGGGCGAGGTCGGGATGGGCGAGTTCCCTGTTATGAGTTGCGACATTCAAGAAGCAGGGGGCTTCCATGCTTGGGCTATCGTTAGAGCGTGGAACACCGAAGGAAAATCTAGGCTGGCATGGGCAGGGAGGCTAGAAACTTGGGGGGACATTCAAGCCAAGGCCGAGGAGTTTGGGGTGAAACCAGCCGCAGTATTTTGTGATTCGGGCGACCAAACAAGGGATGTTTATTTGCAATGCTGTAAGAACGGATGGATTGCCCTTGTAGGCTCCGACAAATCCAGCTTCTCCGAGATTGTGGGCAACGCCAAGGTTCAACGCCCCTACGCCAGAATTGCCAATGGCGACCCCTTCAGCGGGAAACAAACGATGTCCAAGGATGGGTGGAAGTGGAAACTTTGCCCTGTTTGGCGATGGTCGAACCCGGCAATCAAAGACATCTTGGCAAACTTCCTTAAAACCGAAGGATGGGTGGCCGAGGACACGCCCCTAGTTTATTTCGACCATATAAACGCAGAGGCCAAGGTTAAGGTAAAAAATCCGATGACCGGGCGGGAGCGTATGGTTTGGAAACAAGTAGGCAAAAACAATCACTTAATGGATGCCGAATGCATGAACATTGTCGGGGCGGCTCTCCACGGAAAGCTAAAGGTCACAGCCGCAGACTTGGAACAGGAGGAAATCGCAGAGTAACTTTGACACACCAGTTGAGTTTATGGCTAGAGGCTCGTTCGTTGGTTTGCCTGTAGCTACCCTAACTTCGCTTCGCACAAAATACCTTGAGTGCTTGGAGGCCATAGCGGTAGCGGGAGCATCCTATTCGATAGGGGGCAGGTCTTTTAGCCGTGCCAACCTCGGAGAAGTTCGGGATACGATTGAAGAATTGACTTACGCAATCAAACTGGCAGATGGCTCCAGGGTGCTGACGACTTACGCAAAATTTGGGCCATGAAGAAAAAAGCCGAGTTAAATCTGATCGACAAGGCAATCGCCTTCGTCAATCCACAAGGGGCAGTTGATAGGCTGGTTGCACGCCAAAAGCTGAAGAACTTTGAATATGATGCGGTAAAATATTCAAGGGAACGCAAGGGGCCGAGTTCGCTATCCGGGGCGGAAGATTATCGCTCCAACTATGATCGGGTAGAATTGATGAAAAGGGCAAGAGACTTGGCTGAGAATGTCGGCCTAGTTCGCTCGCTTCTTCTCAAGTTTGCAGGCCATGTTGCGGGAACAATCAGCTACCAAGCGAGAACCCAAAACCCACAAATCAATACCGAGGTCGAAGCCTACTGGAACGAATGGTGGGACAAGTGCGATATTTCGACTAGGCACACAGGCTCGACACTTATGCAGGTGGCGGTTATGTCCATGCTTCGGGATGGCGACTTCCTTTTCGTTTTGGTTCGTGATTCCAACGGCGACCTAAAAATCCAAGGCATCGAAGCGGACAGGCTGGGCGACCCATTCAAGGTTTATACTAGCCTAGAGCTTATCGGTGGAATCCATATTGACCGAAACTCTGGTGCACCCACGGCCTATGATATTTACAACCGAAGCATCGGGGATTTTTATACTTATCAATTAACGATACCCGCTAGCCAAGCCTTCCATCTTTTCGACCCTTTACGGATTGACCAATATAGGGGCATCTCCGCTTTCCATACCGCAATCAACGATGCCCAAGACGCTTACGATATTACCAATTATGAAAAGATGGCCGCTAGGGTTGCGAGCGCACAAAGCGGGATTGTTAAAAGAAACAACAACAACGCCGCCGACCTTTCCACGCTTTCAACCGATGAGGATTTAAGCGGGAACACAATCAAACTTGAAACCATTGAATCGGGCAAAATCTCCTACCTAGAGCCGGGTGAGGACATCATTTTCCCCAACGGCCCAAGCCGACCCAGCGGAGCGTTTATCGAGTTTCACAAAGTTCTCATGCGGAATATCTGCCTTGGGTTAGGTATCCCCTATAGCTTTGCGGTTGATCCTTCAGCTATGTCTGGCCCGACTGCACGGTTGGAAATGCAACAGGCGGGACGCACCTTCAAACGCTACCAGAATCTTTTGAATGATAAGGTGCTTCGTCCCATTAAGAACATTGTCATCGCTGATGCAGTAGCAAGAGGAATGATTGATGGGAACGAAGGCGGGAAAACCACTAGGGGAATCTTCAATTTTGGGGCGAATGTTTCCATAGATTTAGGGCGGGAATCGGCAAGTGCCATCGCCGAGTTCAAAAGTGGCCTTCGCACAGGCTCCGACATCTACGCAGAGCGTGGAGCCGATTGGGAGGCTTCGATGCGCCAAAGGGCTATCGAGGCAAAGGCGATTCAAGACTTGGCAAAAGAATACGGCGTTCCCGCCGAGACAATTTCCGATGTGGTTCCTCCCGCCAAACCAGAGCCGATGTTGCCCAAACCAGCCCCGCAGATTGAGCCGCCAGAAAGCGATGAGGGCGAAGAACCAGAAAGCGAAGACGAACCTGAGCCAGTTGAGCCTATTGATGGCGATGGGGCAGAAATGGAATTTGATTGCGGGACTGGGGCTGGTGGATTCAAAGAGGGGAACACTTGCGCCACAGGCGAGAGCGGAGGCGGGGGAGAAAAGAAGTCAAAAGAATCTTCCGAAAGCAAATGGGATGGCGAGGGAGCCAATAGCAAAACCATAAACCCTAAATGGGAGTTCTATGATTCAAAAAAGATGGCACAAATAAAAACTCCTAAATGGGGTGATTATAGAAAAACGCCATCCGATATAAACGCAGCCGCCAAGGCCGCAGTTTTTGTTGCCCAAAGAGACAACAAGTCACAGCAAATAATCCCCGGCAATAGTTACATGAACTTTGTTTGGAGGATTCATCCCATTGAAGATGATGGTCTAACAAAAAATGGGTTTTTCAAAAAAGAATACGCAGACGGACTTTATATTGCAAAGCCAGACGGCTCAATCTGGAAAACATCAGCCAGAAAAAAGAATGCAAAACTAGAATCTATCGAGCCTTCTTCTGAAAACTTAGAAGTTAAAAAAAAAGAATCTGAATTAGCGGACAACTGCGGGACAGGGGCGGGAGGCTTTCAGCCGGGAAATGAATGCGCCAAGGGCGGAGGAGAGGGCAAGAAAGTAATTGCCTATCACGGAACAAGCAAAGAAGCCGCAGAAAAAATAGAAAAATATGGATATGATATGGAGAAATCTACAG